AAGACTTCATGTTCAAGCTGGTGATACTGTTGATCCAGGCGGATATTACTATATAGCGGCAACATTTGATGCTGCTGGTGGTAGCGCTGGTGATATGGCTTTCATGATCCAATACGTTGTAAACTAAACTTTAAGGACAGCATATTTCTATGCTGTCCTTTTTTATAGGAATTTATTATGGCTTCAATCGTTGGACTATGTAACTCAGCTTTAAATCAAATTGGTGCATCTAATATTATCTCTTTAACAGAAGATAGTAAGGCTGCAAGAATTTGTAATCAAAGATATGAGTTTATAAGAGATAGTGTTTTTAGAGCGCACCCTTGGAACTGTTTAATATCAAGGCAAGCTTTAGCACCAGATGCCACCGCTCCTAGCTTTACTTACGCTTATCAGTTTACATTACCAACTGATCCTTACTGCTTGAGAATACTCAAGCTTTCTGATGCAGATATTAAATTTGAAGTTGAAGGTCGTAAAGTTTTAGCTGATGAAACACCTCTTAATGTTGTTTTTGTTGCAAGGGTTATTGATACAAATCAATACGATATGTTATTAGTTGAAACAATCGTTGCAGCGTTAGCCGCAGATATAGCTTATCCTTTATCTGGAAGTATAACTTTAGCGGCTCAACTATCCACTCTTTACAGAGAAAAACTTAAAGAAGCTAGGTTCGTAGATGCAACTGAAGGTAATACTGTAAACACTTCATCCATTGAAGATAGCGAGGTTATCTCAGCTAACACCTTTATTAATGCGAGATTATAGATGGCGAAAGCTTCACCACCATTTAATAATTTTACAGCTGGAGAATTGTCACCCAGATTAGAGGGCAGAACAGATGTAAGTAAGTATTTTAATGGTTGTAAAAAGTTACAGAACTTCTTAATTCATCCTCATGGTGGAGCATCAAGAAGGCCTGGAACGAAATACGTTAATACAGTCAAAGCAAGTGCAAACTTTACCAGACTAATACCATTTGAATTTAACGTAGAACAAGCTTACATATTAGAGTTTGGCAATCAATATTTTAGAATACATAAAGATGGCGGAACTGTTGTTGATGGAAGTTCAAATGCAATAGAGGTAAGCACAGTTTATTTAACAGCCCAAGTTGCAGACATAAAATTTACGCAAAGTGCAGATGTTATGTATTTAACGCATCCATTGCATCCCGTACAAAAAATAACAAGAACAAGTCATACTGCATGGACAATATCAGAAGTAGCTTTCTTGCGAGGTCCTATGCAAGATCCAAATACGACTGATACAACATTAACGTCTAATGGAAGAACTGGATCTGGAAAAACTATTACCGCTAGTGCTAGTACGTTTGTATCAACTGATGTTGGCAGATTACTAAAGCTGCATGATGGTTTTGCTAAAGTAACTGGATTTACAAGCGCAACTGTTGTGACTGCTACAGTTCAAGAAAATGCTGAAGGTAGAAGCGAGCTAATGCCAGCATATGTTGCATCAACTATAGCTTTTTATGAAGGTGATCCAAGTTCTACTGGCTTAGAGCATAACGATAGAATAACAGACACAACTGGTTCTTTTATTACGCAAGGTTTTAAGGTTGGTCAAAAAGCAACAATAACTGGTGCTGGAACTAGTGGAAACAATATAACTTCTGGATTAATTGTCCAGGTTTCAGCGGATACTATTTTGTTTTCGCCAAGTGTTGATCTTGTTAATGAAGCTGCTGGTCAAGCAATAACATTAAATGGAGATTTAACCGCAGATGATAATTTTAGTTTAGGAGCGTTTAGCACAACTACTGGTCATCCAGCAGCGGTTACGTTTTATGAACAACGATTAGTTTTTGGAAACACAAATGCACAACCACAAACTTTATTCTTTTCTGTTGGTGGTAGCTTTGAAGATTTTGCAGATGGAATAGATGCAGATGATGCTTTAACTTATACAATAGGATCTAACCAGGTTAATGTAATTAGATACCTTGCTTCTGGTCGAGTGTTAATTGTTGGAACGTCTGGTGGAGAGTTTGCAGTTAGTGCAAGTGGTTCATCAGTTCCCTTGTCACCAACTAACGCTCAGATAAAACGACAAGCTAATTATGGATCGGCAAATATTCAGCCAATTCAAGTTGGCAATGTAACTATGTTTGTGCAAAGAGCATCACGAAAAATAAGAGAATTAGTTTATAATTTTGATACAGATAGTTATCAAGCTCCAGACTTAACAGTTTTAGCTGAACATATTACTGATACTGGTATAACAGATGTAGCGTTTCAACAAGAGCCAGACAATATTGTGTGGTGCGTTTTAACAAATGGCAACCTTGTAGGAATGACATATCGCAGAGAAGAAGAAGTTGTTGGATGGCATGAACATATAGTTGGTGGTCGATTTGGTGAGTGTACTGTTACAGTTAGTGATTATGCAAACATAGCAGTAGGCACAACATTAACATTTACAAAGTCTGACGGATCAACAGTAACCTTTACGAGTGAAGCAGCAGGGAGTTCTAGCCCTGCAAGTGCAACTGGTTTTCGGCCAAACACAAACAACAACACTACAGCTGATAACATATTTACAGCAATAAACGCTCATGCAGATTTTACTGTGGCTAATCCTAGTGCAGCAATAGTTGTGATAACTGAAACTATACATAGCTCAACTGGCTTTTTGAGTTGTCTTAGTTCTGACACAACTAGGCTTGAAACAGCAAACGAAAGTCAAGCGGTTGTTGAAAGTATAGCGGTTGTGCCAGGTGATCTTAATGAAGATTCATTATATATGATTGTTAAAAGAACAGTTAATGGAGCAACAGTTAGATTTATTGAGTATTTTTCAGCTTTTGATTTTGGCAATGACATTGAAGATGCTTTTTTTGTTGATAGTGGCTTAACGTATTCTGGATCAGCCGCAACAAGTATATCTGGATTAAATCATTTAGAAGGGCAAACTGTTTCAATATTAGCGAATGGTGCAACTCATCCAGATAAGGTGGTGGCATCTGGCGCTATATCTTTAGATAGATCAGTTACAAAGGCTCATATTGGTCTAGCTTATAATTCAATATTGCAAACTATGCGTGTTGATGCTGGAGGTACAGAAGGCACAGCTCAAGGTAAAATCAAAAGAATACACGACATTACATTAAGACTTTTCAACACAGCTGGAATTTCAGTCGGTAGTTCTGAAACTGAAATAGACAGAATACCTTTTAGAAGTTCAGCAAATGTTATGGGATCGGCCTTACCTATGTTTACTGGAGATAAAGAAGTTGAGTTTAGGGGTGGCTTTGATAATGATGGATTCATTGTTATTAAACAAAATCAGCCATTGCCAGCGACAATACTTGCTATCTTTCCAAGGCTACAGACTTTCGATCAATGATTATTGCTGATTATAAGCCCGAACATGGCAAAGAAATTTTAGATGGTAAAATGAATAAGGGTGCGCCGCATCATATTAGTAAATATTTAGATTTTGCAGAAAGCTTATGTGTGCCTGGGCAATCGTTTAGCGCCATAGATAATGGACATTTAATAGCTTGCGCTGGGATAAAGCAGTTATGGCCTGGTGTTGCGGAGGTTTGGTTTTTATCAACTGATAGAGTCCATTCTAAAGTAAGGCCAATAATTAAATTAATATTTAAATACTTAAAAATTCTTATTAAGGAACAAGAACTAGTGCGTATCCAAGCAGCGGTTAGAGCAGATTGGCCAGAAGCGCAAAGGTTTGCAGAGTTTCTTGGGTTAGAAAACGAGGGTCTTATGCGAAAATATGGCCCAGATGGTAGCGATTATTTCAGATTTGCAAAGGTATTATAGATGAGTGTAGAAGCAGCTATCGCATCAACGATTATTTCCTCAGTAGTGGCGGCTAATGGAGCAAGAACTGTTGGCAAGCAAACAAAAGCGGCAAATGATTATAACGCTTCTATTAATGATAGAAACGCTTTAGCAGACGAGCAAGATGCCATTCAGTTAAAGCTTGCTAATGGATTAAGTATTGCTCGGTTTCAAAGAGAGTTTTCAGATTTACAAGATGCAACTAGTCAAGCCTTTAGGTTTAATGGTTTTGTTGCTGAAGGCGGCACACCACTTAAAGTAGCTCTTGCTAATGCAAAAGAAGCAGACGAGGAGATTGCTATTATGAAATATAATTCAGCGGTTGGTGTTCAAGAATTAGAACAAAGCGCTGTTCAAAACAAGATGCAGGGTAATTTAAATAGATTGTATGGAAGAAATGCAATGGCAGCTGCAAATATAAACGCTGGAACAAGTTTGTTATCTGGCTTTACAAGCGCTGCAAGTATTCAAAGTAACGCTAATCTAAATCGACAAACTATAAAATCAAATAGCGCACTACAAAAATCAATAATTAATTCAAGGTATGGTTGATGCAAGTACCAAGTTATAAATCTGAAATACAAAGGGCTGTTAAGTCTGGATCTGGTCGTTTATCTGTTCAAGCTAACCCAGGGCAATTTGCTCAAACTGGTCAAGCGTTATCTCGTTTTGGACAAGTTGCGCAAAGTGCATCTTTAAACGCTTTAAGTCTTGCTGAAAAAACTAAGACCTCTGAGTTAGAAAATGCAGAAAAAGTAAAGCTTCAATTTCTTGAACAAGAAAAGAAAAACATTTTTGAAGCTGAAAAAGAAAAGGCTACGTTAAATTTTAATGAAGGATTAATTGGCTTTCAGTTAGAAGCTAAAAAAATGGACCCAAACAAATCTGATAAGTTTTTTGAAGATAAATCAGATGCCCTCAGAAAAAAATTAGAAAAAGATTTTACAAGTGAAAACGCTAAGAAAGATTTTATATCTAAATCAAATTTTGATTATTTAAATAAAAGCGTTTCTGTAAGAGCAAATTCATCAAGCAGAAGAATTGATGACCAAGCTTCAGTCTATATTGCTAGAGTTGAACAACTTGAAAGCCAAATAGTTGTTGGTAATAAAGGAGAAAAAGGTGCAGCCACTTTTCAATTATTTGGTCAAGGTGGGGTTTATGATAAACTAGTATCTCTTGGTTATTGGACTAAATCAGAAGGTGTAATAAAATCTCAAAAGTCTAAAGAAAACATATTAAAAAATACGATTGTATATGATTTTCAGAACAAAGGCACACTTGAAGATAAGAAAGCCTATATTGATGCGTTAATCGAAAATCCACCAGAATCATTAGGTGTACTTGGTACAAGGGTTATTGCAACTAAATTAAGAGCTGATGTTACAAGACAAGAGAACATAATAAAAAGACAAGCTTTAGATTTAAAAGCAGATGTAAAAGAATTAAAGACTATCCTTGTAACTGGTAATGTAAGCCAAGAAACTATTGATGCGGCAAATGCAAAAGCAAAAACATTAGGAAATCTTGGCGTTGAAGTTCGGAAAGAAATTAATGAGTTAATCATAAAAAAAGAAATATTTGATGAATTAAAAAAAGGAAGTCCAGCTAATATTGCAGGCCTTTTAAATCAATATTCAAATGGCATAAGCAATGTTGGTGGCCCTGGTATAGATACCACTATAGAAGCTCAAGTGTTTAAAGAAGGAAAAGCTTTAGAAAGAAACATGTTACAAAAGTTAAAGACAGATCCGCTTACCTTTGCAACAAGAAATGGTAACTTTGATATAAAATCTATTAACTTTGGATCTGAAAATTCACAACAATTAATAGGAGAAAGAATAAATAAATCTTTTGCTGTTTCTGCCAATTATGAAAGTGAGTTAAAGTTTTTGACTTCAGCTGAAGTGTCGGCAATGAAAAGATA